ATTTTTTTTGTAACAATAAGTCAAAGAACAAAGCGATTTAAAAATCACGGTGCAAAGATAAACAAAATAATATATAACCGGTATTATGATAACAATAATTAAGACATTTTTACAACGTTTCACGTGAAACGTAAACTTAGAGATAGCAAATAAATTTGCTACGCAGAATTTTCTAATGTTATAACGTCTATTATGTTGCACTCTGAGAACTAACGATAATTGGCGATTAGGGCTTGCAGCCCTATAACCTGCCTTCCGCCTAGCGCGCGGAAGCGAGCGCATTTACACTCCGTGGGGTCTGCCGACGGCTTTCTTTTTGGCATTGCCCAAAAAGAAACAAAAAGGCTAGTGTTTTTCATAGGTATAGAAGCCTAGCGGATAGAGTTATTACAAATGGGTTGTCGTTTCCTCCTACGGAAACTCGCACACTGAGAACTTGCCTAAACTAAAGGCAAGCATGTTGAAGTGTTCAGAAGTATTATGGTGTCACTTCAACCAATATTAAACAAGAGGGGAAGGCAGCGCACTAAAGAAGTGCTAAATAGCTGCATGATTAAATAGCTAAATTTAAATCTAGAATCAGTAATAAATAAATAAAATAAATAAATAAAATACTGAATCTAGATAAGTAAATTAGCAATAGCATAAATGCAAAAAGCCGTCAGCCTACAATAGTAGACCAACGGCAAATGATATAGAAAAGATACGACAACTATTTAAGCATGTGCTTACCAACAGCGTAATTCTGAAAACCTCCAGTGATTTTTCCTATCAAATCACCAATAAGGCGTATTTCATAGGTATTATTATTCTTTTTAGCTTCTTTAAGCTGTTCTTTAAGAACATCAAGAGAAGTACTCTGAGAATTATAACGTGACTGTTCAGACTTCTTAATAACAGTACGTAACTCATCACGCATTTTATTGTCAAACTGTTTACCATAGGTATCAGCAGCATAATTCAAAGCAGCTTGTTCAGAAGCTTTAGCCGAAGCAGTAGATGCATAAGCTTGTGCATAAGCTTGTGCAATACCAGCTGCCTTTTCTTTAGGAAGCCAAGCAAGATTAGTTGCAAGTAAATCACCCTCAAGCTTTTGCGAACGCAAACGAGCAGCGTTCAAATTGTGCTCATCTTCTTGAAGCAAAGTAGTATTAAGAGAATTAACTGCATCAGAATGATTTTTCTCAACGAGGTACTCTTTAGAAGAATCGGTAATGTAGTTAATAATATCTTGATAACGTTGCCTAGCTTGTGTATCATGAGTTTCAGCCATACGTTGCTGCAACTTAGTAATCATATCAGTAATAGCAAATTTATTCACAATATTCTGATAATCTGTTTCCGACTGCAATTTATCAGCTTGAGCGGAAGCAATTTTTTGCTGATTAATATTAGCAAAAGCAGACTGCAAAGTATTGCCCATAGAGCCGATTAACTGACTACGGGAAGCAGCCAAAGAAGCATCAACAGAACCGGAAGACATATCGGCAGAACCGGAAGGTGTAGAAGCACCCTCAGCCATACCAATAGAACCGTCATTTTGCATAGCTAAATAAGGGTTAAGACCAGCAGCCTTTAAACGTTGAGCTTGATTAAATGGTGTATTGTACTCATTTTGTAAATTCCACATCTTTTCTGAAAACATCTGATTTGCTTGATTAGCCATAAGAGACCAATAAACAGACTTTGGTATTTTAGAAAGAGAAATAGAATCCATCATATCTTGCCAATTACCATTGTGTCCACGATAAAGACGACCGTCTTTCCAACCTACTAAATCACCGTCAGGCATAAGATAACTACCAGCCAAAGACTTATCCTTATTACTATTGGAACCGATAAGTGCCGACGCAATACTAGCGCCAGCACCTAAAATAGGGGTGAGAAAATTCATAGGCTACAAATCTTCTAAACCAAGCTTTTTCTTAAGAGCCTGTAAATGCTCAAACGCTTCGCGTTTATGTACAGAATCCTTATACTTATCTTGCTCAGCATCAAGACGCTTCAACTCTGCTTTGGCAACCGCCAAGCGGTCAGAAAGAGAATCAAAGAAACGTGAAGGTGCACCACTCTCAGAAGACAAATCAACAGATTCATCATTTAAAGGTAATTCACGGACACGTGCTAAAATATTTTCAGCAGTATGAACATCTTGAGCCTTTTTATTAAGGTTAAGCAGAACATTAATATCTGAGGAAACCTCAAAGCAACCGTCAACACAAGAGAGCTGCAAATCTTCACCAAAAGGTGGAACAAAAACAATCTTTGCCATAATTAATTAGAATAAGGAAGACCATAAACAGAAAGCTTTCGCTTTACAGAACAACCAATGAAAGAACCAATCATAAATTGGTCGTTATCAATGCCGTCAAAAGCATTGTTGACAAATACATTAGCGCACAACTTAGGAGGACAATATAACAGTTTATAAATAAACTGACCGAGAGAACCTCCAACGGGAGCACTAGACGCTGCTTTCATAAGAACGTCCATCTGTTGACCTGTAACCCATGTTTTCAGATTAGAAAGGAAAGCACCGCTAAAGCGGTCAAAACTTAACTTAAAATCAAGATAACGTGGGGCATAAGCATAGGAAGTATTCAAACCTCCAAGGTCGTTATTACCATTAATAGGATAATCTTTAACAACAAGGGAGTTAACCTTTAATGTGTCCATACCAATAGAATCTAATTCCGGTATAGGGTAATCAGAAGCATCAACCATAAGGTTACGTGAATCCAAACCACAATCAGCATAATCAAGCTGAGGAGTAATGCGATAAATACCCATAATGATACCATAGTCATCAGCAACTTTAAACGAACACTTACCACCTGAAGAAGAACTAGGTGCAGCCTGAATGCTAGCAACATTACCACCAGCTAAATTTTGGTTAATCTGAGGGTTAATATCAAAAACAGAACTATAACCACCAAGGAACTTAGACTTAGTACCATGAGAATTAGGACGAACACCAAAATGTGCTTCAATCTGAGAACAGAAATCAGTATCGTTACACTCCTGAATCTCCTTATAACGCTGCAAAGCAGTAGCACGACGAAGAGCAATGATAGACAATTCAGAAGCAGAAGCGGAAGGGTTATCTAAAGTACCAACAAAACCAACAACATTATTTGGGTTAGAACCAGCCAAATTAAAGTTAGTATAAACAGCACCAGAACCAAAACCAAATTTTTCATCTACGGGTAGAGGGGTATCAGAAGAACGAGTGAATGAGTATTGAGTATTAGGAGGGTTAGTACCGTCTTGAGTATCTACGACAACGCCATAACCTCCTTGCGCTTGTCCTCTACTTGAAAACCTTAAAGCGACATCTTTAGAAGTAGACTGTTGAAGATTAACAACACTTTCATCACCAAATTGTGCCTTTGGCAAACCACCGTTGAATCTATCAAGAGGAAGACGAGAGTACTCCATATCAAACAGATAAGAATTCAAAGTATTATCTACAGAAGTCCAAGAATCAAAAGCAGCAGTACCAAGATAAGAATCCATTTTAGGAGCAGATTGAGGAAGGTAATCGACATTACAAGCAGGAGCACAATACTCTTCCCATTTAGCATAACGATAAAAATCATTAGCTATCTTGTGATAAGCAAGAAGACGGAAAGGAGAAACACGAACGCCAGTATCTGTATTAGGTGCTTCAACTCCTGAAATAGGTTTACCGTCAAGCATGAGAGTAGTAGGCTTTTCCTCATTATCACGATAAATTTTAGAGATAGTAGTAAAATTACCATAGCCTAAAGACTGTAGCAGACGAGCACTTTCAGAAACACGGAGGGCATGAGAACCACCAACGTTGTTAACACCAGAATCAGCAAACTTTTCAGACAAATATCTGAACCACTTATAAATCTCATAAGATGAGAAACTAGGCAACTCAGAAGAAAGAGGTGTTGAATCAGAAGGAGACTGAGCGCGCATAGTATTAGCCAAACCAGCTTGATTAGTAGGGACGTTCTTCATAGCATCACGATAGAACGACCACAGAGAAGTATAAGGGACAAAGAAGAACTGAATATTTTCTTTGAGACGTGTAAAAGCAGCAGTTTGTACGGGCATAGAACGAGAAAAATGCTGCATATTAATATGAATCTCATCACCTGGGATAACTTCTTCACAGAAAATAGGGAGTAATTGACCGATTTTTGCAGTAAACAAGTTGCGTCGGTCAAGATTAAATGTGTTAGTATGAGCCTTATTCTTAATAGAATGAAAACCCATAATAGTGGAATCTTTTGACATAATTAAATACCTTTAAGTTGTTCAACAAAAGCCTTATGTTTAACCAACCGTTGATTTGTACGTAAAGCATCATAACGGAAAGTTTTAAATAAAGCAGAATCATTTAAATAATTAATAGAAACATCAGTACCAGAATAAATATTATAATAACAATTAAGATATATTTCGTTAGTACGACAATCATTATAATGTTGTACTAGACATTTATAATCTCGCCATTGTACAAAATCACGCCATATATCAAAATATTGACGAGGAGTGAAACCTAAATCAGAAGAGAGATTTAAAAACCGCTTAGAAGCATAAAGAACACCAAGAAGTGGAGAAAGTGTACGAGTAGTACCAGCAGACCAATCAAACCAATCAAAAAACTTAGCTATCTGTGCATCAACATCAGAAAGCACCTTACCTTTACGATAAGGGGCAATACAACGTAAATAAATCTTACGTGCGAGTTCACGAACATTAGTTTCAAAAAACCAAGAAGCTAGTTTTGGGTATATCGTAAGTACTCTATATTTTTCACAATCAGGGAGTGAGTTAATTCCAACAAATTGAGGGAAGAAAAGAGAGTAATACGACCGCCATAAGGGACGAGATTGCAAAGAGCTGTCTGTAGAGTCGACATATTCAATTTTTGAGAACCGTTCATAATTTCGTCCAAGAAGCAATTCACGGACTTCACTCTTCGAGTACGGGCAACCAAATCGGACAGAATGGAAGGTTTTTTGCGGAGCAACCCTAGTAAGTACCTTTGGGAGCACAGAAGTGCCAACAACATAGTTCGAAATATATCCACTAGCTTTGCCATCTGTCTTATCAATAGTACTAGTACCATATTGCCACAACGAATCCAAAATAGTGGAGCTGTTAATTGTTCGATGTTCTTTTGAAAGAACATCATTTTTGTAAAAGGACTGTTGCAACCAACGGGTAATATTAACCGAGTTGGTGAACAATAGGATATGCCAATGCGGACGGTAGGAACTTGTTCCGTACTCTCCAATAGCGTAATAACGTATCTTTTCATCGGGAAATAGTTTTGATATTAACTTTCTTAATCGTTTAATAAAACGCTGCAAATCGGGATAATAAAGCAAAGGAACACAATCTGAGTGATTTAATCCTAAGTAATTATTATCAACGTAATCATACCAAGACAAGGAATTATTACAAACACCTAAAGAACGACACTTAGCAACATTACTTTCTAGTTGCGAATGATAAGAAGCTAACATATCGTCGTAATGGTCGGTGGAACGACCAAGAATGCAGCGAGAAAAAATAGAATTATCTAAATCAAGACACCAAGAATCAAGTTTTTTATTATAATTGTCTTTTTGTATGCGTTCAAGCAAAGGGAAAAAACCAACATTACGAGAAGCAAGAGAAAAAGAACCGTCATAAGTACGCTTAATGCCATTAATATCAGTATATTGTAAAGGCTTTAAAGAACGATAAAACTCATCATCTATGGTATTACCTAATTTATCATATTGCTTATCGAAATCCTCAACCAAATCATTACGTAAGCAAAACAAAGGTAGATTAACATCTGAGTATGTATTAGTGATAAAGAAACAAGAAAGTGCATTATTTTCTTCAAATTGTACCTTTGCACGAAGTTCAGAACGCAATGCATTTTCACAAGCTGGACACTTACCACATTTAACAAGCTGTATACCTTTAAGGGTCTTCACCTTAACAGGGTGAAGACACTTAGTGAAAGGGAGATTTTGACACATAATCTACCAAAATAAAAACTAAAGCAAATTGGCTGCTGAGGCAGTAACACCAGTGAGCAAACCAAGTGCATACATAGCAACTTTAAAAATAATATTCCAAATAGTCTTTTTTTCCATACTACTTAATAATAATTGATTTAAATGAATTGTCTAACGATGAAAGGAGCAATTTCAAAGTTAAACGTGAATTAATAATACTAAAACAATCATCTAACTTACCAACAAGTATACAGCCTTTAGAATCCTTAGCAGTATTACCAGCATGAATGCGTATACCCGAGCGATGAGGAACACACAAATAAGGCAAAGCGGTCTTAAATCGTGGTGAGTAAGAGACACCGAGAGGATAGCAGCCTTTAGGGACTGCTTTACTTAATCTTTCTATCGTGTGACAGAAGAACAAATCATTAATATACAACTCGCCCTGAATAGAATCCAAAGGCGAAGAAAACTTAATACGAACAAGTGTTAAATGTGATGTCATATTTTTTTTGTAACAATAAGTCAAAGAACAAAGCGATTTAAAAATCACGGTGCAAAGATAAACAAAATAATATATAACCGGTATTATGATAACAATAAT